GTGTCGGGCCACGCGAGGCGTACGGGGGGGGGTTAGAATACTGGTTAACGGGGGGTATAGGGTGGCTTGGTGGGCTTGTTGGCATCGATGTAGGCCGTGATGTCAGCACATAGACCAATGAACTCCTCGTGGGTCTTATCTTTTTTAACCCAGTTGGCTTCTGCACACACCCAATGCACGTTAGATGGGTTATTACTACCACCGCGTGAGGTTGGAGTCTTGTGATCTACCTGTGCAGTCCTGTCTAGTTTGCGTCCGGTGTATGCGCAGCGGCCGCGTTGATTATACCAAGCACGAGACAAGACAGCACATAGGACGCTGGCCTCGTCAGTATCGTTTACTCGTATCGCAATACACACAGCACGAACAAAGAAGAACCTACGCTTGTTGTATTTCTTGTTAGATACTTGTTTGATTAACTTCCACTTAGCAGGGTTGTTGCGTCGGTACTCGGCATTCCTAAGCAGCTTGGCTTCTTTGTTTTGATAGTAACGCACCTTGGCACGCTCGCGCATCTTGGAACGATTAGCACTAAGGTTAGCGTAGTATGAACGCAAAGCAGTTGAACGTTCTTCTGTTGGTACTCGTTGGCTCATATTAGTAGGTTCTACTTATGCCTTAGGTGGAAACAGTTTATGGCCTTGGCTTGGCTTACTGTGATGCGGGAACAGGCCAACCGCGTCAGCGTTCACCGTGAGTCTAATCTGCTTCGCCCGCTTCTGTGCCCACATATGGGAGCGTCCATACATCTTGCACAGCGTACGCGAGCCGAGACAGCCGGGCAGACTGAGCGACCAGCGTACTAGCTCGACGTGTCGACGGAAGGCATGGCAGTCCGAGAAAGCGACCGCATCGAAGAACGCCTTAAGCATAACGCCAACGTGGTCGCGGGAGATGAACGTCTCGGCCTCGTGCCTTACGTTGTCCGTGTCCACCGTTGCCCAGGCTGGATGGTTAGGGTCGATGTTGAAGATGTGCCGGCTCTGCACCATCTCGCGGTAAGGGATGACACCAGCCTCACGCATCTTGTCCTGAGACTTCTTGGACTGCTTAAAGAACCACGCGTCAAAAGACTTGGCTTCTTTAGCGGGTGCGGTGAGGTCGTTCAGCGACATAAGTCGTCCTCCTGTTTGTCCTGCATGGTCTTCCAGAGTTTCAAGTACGCGTTAAAGCGGCGCTGCTTCTCCTTCTCAACGCGGGAAGGGATAGCCCGAGATGGTGGGGGCATCGGCTTGCGCTGCTTAGGCGGCTTGGACTTGTTGACCACGGGCATAGAGTGTGAGGTCTTTAGGACAGCGTAAGTAAATTATGTTAATAGGTTCACCCATACAGCTCGACGAGGGTCGTAGGAGATCAGGGTCATCGACCTAAGTCGTCGCACCAGAGACGCGTGAGGCATCCGGCGCTTACGGTTCTTGCGGACGTAGGGTAGGGCTAAGGCAAGGCGCCTGAACTCCTGGGCTGTGAATGTGCTAGGCCATTCCTTGATTGTCTCTTGTAGCCATTGGTTGGACTTCTGTACCTTTAGCGCGGCGGCTAAGGTGGCCTTCTCCCTAGCTCTTTCCATGACGTTAGGTTTAGTCTTCCAGAGGTGCCGCCACTTCTTGGTCAGTCGTCTTTGGCAACGGAGGTACGCGGCTTGAGCCGGGGTGGCCTTCCTCTTGGGCCTCTGGAGGTCGTCAGAACCCATTGACGAGGCAGGCGAGCGTCAGCGGAGCCGTAGCCGAGACAATAATACTAGTATACGGATTTGCACAGTCTACGCTCAGTGTAAGTCCTTGAGGTCTCATGGGTAGTTCCAAGGGGGGTATGGGGGGCTAAGGCTGTCCTACCCCTCAAAGGGACAACGGACGGCTCAGAGACCCCTTGGCGGGGCTGGAATGGGCCTTCTGGTCGTCCATGTCGGTTGGGGCGTACTCCCAGCGGATGGAGCCGTCGTCGGCGTGGCAGAGGTTAACGTGCCCGGCAAAGCGGTCGGTCGAGTCTTTAAGGCCAGAGCGGGACTGACGCTTGGAGAACCCGAAGCGGTACACGGCCCGACCGTCCGAGGTGTTCTTATGGGTGCGGAACAGGTAGCCAGAGTCGCGGGCGAAGTTAACCCATTCAGCGCAGCCGGCCCCGAGGTAGGCAAGTTGCTGGGAGGTCATCGCGTCGAGATCGTCAGCCGACTTAGGTTTGGTCGTATGGTGCATATACAGCAGGGCGGCCCCAGTCCTCTGGAGCATCTCTTGGACGCCACCGGGTCCGCGTAGGAAAGCCGAGGTCGGTTCCTGCATGGCGATGTCGAAGTTTGCGTACGCCAAAAGGGGGTCAGCGATGATGAGGTCAATGGCGTGCTTCTTGACCATCTCGCCCAGGTACTCAACAAACTCAAAGCCGACCTTAGATGACTGACGGACGAAGATAAGGTTCTCTTTGAGGGTGACCTTCTCGGATTGAATTAGTTTAGCGGTCGCACCGATGAGCCCTTCAGCTGCGTCCCCAAAGTCATTCTCTGCTTGCACCATTAGGATACGGAGCGCTCGAACGGGCTTAAGGCCAAAGGGGGCCTTGTTAAGAGCCCAATTTACGGCAAGGTGTACGGCAAGGGATGACTTGCCCGTGCCGGAGAAGCCGACGATTTGAAACGGGTAGCCTTTGCAAATCCAACGGCGGTCGGCACCGATCAGGACGGTCTTATCATCCTTAGGGTCGAAGGCCAGCATGGCGTCGAGGTCGAAGTACTCGGTCGATGGGTTGGCATTAACGGCTGAGGTGGCGGTCTCTTCCTCTTGAAGCATCTCTTGTAGGGAGACGCGGAGGAAGTCTGGGTCATCCCCAGACAATGCCCTATAAGCAATATTTTCAGCGGTGCGGGTAATGTCACGCAGTCTAGAGGCCTTCGTAATCATTTTACCCCATGACGGATTGAGGGCCGTAAAGCCTACCTCTGAGGTCATGGAGTTAATCTCGTGCGTAGAATAGCCGCCCTTAATCTCCGCAAGGAAGGCGCTGACTGTTAGCTCATCGACGCCGAGGCTTTGGTCGTTTAGCCGTTTGACGGCTTGGGAAACAAGCCGAAGGGCCGGCTCTTCAAAGTGGTAAGGGTGTAGGCCTTGTGGCAGACCGACACCGTCTCGGATGCAACAGCCGAGCAAGTAGCGTTCTACCTCAATGACCGAGGTGGGTGTTTTTGGTTCCATTGGCTTGGAGGTAAGGTGGGGGACTAAGGGGCTTAGGTCTTCTTAGGTCGAGTCATTTCGCCGTAGTGGGCGATGGGGTAGGGTTTGGCGTCTCGCCGGATGTTCACGCGGTAGGTCTTCTCCTCGATAAGGCCAAGCTGCATTCCCTTGATGACGTACTCGCGGGCGGCGTTGCGCTTACACTTCCAGACCTTAGCCCATTGGTCGATAGTGCGAAAGCCTTTAGCGGGCTTCTCGGCTGTTTTGTGGATAGCCGCCATCACTTTAAGCAGCAGGGCGTCGGGCTTGCGGTGGGTCATGGGGTAAAGGTCTTGAGTTCTGTCTGCCAGATCCAGACGCCGCCCATCTTATGCACAAGCCAAGCCTTATAGTCCCCGCCCTTGGTAACGAACCCAGCGACAAAGCCTGAGCCCCACCGGGAGGTCGCTAGGCGGTGAGCCGCGTAGGCCATCTCGTCCTTACGGCAGAGGCAACCCGCGGAGAAGGCGTTACCGCCACCGTGCTTGGTCAAGGCGACGCTTGCGAGGTTGTGGGTGTGTCCGTGTATCAAAGCCCCGCCGTAGGGTGCGTAGTGTAAGCCCTGGACGATTGTAGCGTTGGCGCCGTGGGCGTAGCCGTGGACCATCGCAACAGGGCCGAGACGATAGACTCCCTTGTCGGCGTGGTAGGGCAGGATGACCTTGGCACCGTTTTGTCTAGCTACGCGGTTAATGCGGTCCTTGAGGTCGGTGCAATAGTCGCGGACGATGGCCTGACCGTGGCCCTGCATTGAGTCGAGGCGGTGTTCGTGGTTGCCCCAGAGATAAACGTTGGGCTTCCACTTGGCAAAGAAGTCTTCTCCGGCCTCGATGTCCTCTTGCAACGACTCAGCGCCTTCCTTATCGGTGCCGACGCCCTTACGGAGACTTCGGAAGTCGTAGTGATCGCCGCCGGCTATCTTAATGTCTGGCTTAAAGTCCTTAGTAAACTCGTAGAGGGCCGATAGGGCTTGAGGGTCTGCCATGTCGCCGTGACTGTCCGAAGCGAAGATAAACTTGGTAAGGCGGCTCATACACTTGGAGCGGGTGGCTTGCCTTTGTGTCTGCCAAACTTCTCAAAGTGGCTGCGGAAGCGGAGGCCTTGACGCACGGCAGAGTTATACATCCCTGGAGCGGAGAACCCAAACCTATCGGCGGTCTCGCTGGCGGTGAGCCCTTCGGCGATGCCCTGAGCGGCGGCCTGAGCCATCGTAAGCCGTCCCTTGGCTAGGAGGTTGTTATGCTCGTCGTTTAGGCGATGCGTGTGGGTCGTGCCGCGTCCCCACTCAAGACGGCGCCGACAGCCGGGAGGCCAGATGATGCCATGACGGCAAACGAAGGCCTCGATGGTCTTGAGAGGTACGCCCGCTATCTTGGCGGCGTCAGCGGTTAGCCAGGAGCCACGGATGGCTTCCCTGATGGCCTTCGCGATGTGTCGGTCGGTCGGGTCTTTAAAGTCGTCGACCCGGATATGTGGCTTAGAGTCGTAATGAGGACAGGTGGCGAGAAAGCGGAGGCGGTCGATACTCACGCCCCAGCACCTCGACATTTCCGCCAGCTCGTCGTCGGTGGGGGTTGCCACGGTCAGAACTTGTCGGAGGCCTTGGCGTCCTTCCAACCGTTAACCGAAGCCCACCATGCGTCATGCTCAAAGTTATCAGCCATTTCATTACATCCAATTTCTAGCATAGATTTATGCATCGCATCCCCAGCCTTGAGCAGCGCGTCGATGCCGTTGCGGTAGCGGTTCAAATCCTTCTCGGAGATGACGACCCATTGACCGTCCTCGGTCATCTTAAGGGTGCTGCCGAGTTGGACGTTAAGCGCGTGTAAAGCGGCGACCTCCTTCTCAAGTTCTTCAATGCGTTCCTGTTTGGTTTGTTTGCGGCTCATAGTTCTAAGTGTTTAGCGACCGACTTGCCGACCTCGCGGATCGTCACGGCGGTGTTAGGTTTAAATGCGTAGGTCTGGGTTGGGATGCACCCCTCGAGCATCTCGCGTATGCTGGCGGCCTCTTCGTCATTAGCCGGGCCGATGCCTTCGGTCTCGATGTGCAGGTGGATAACCCTCCAGCCTCGGACTTCGTTCATCAGCTGCTTAGTGACGGTGACCTCGTTGATGTAGCGGGTGTCCGTGACGACCACATGGCCCCGCTCACGGCTGGCGGCCTCGGTGAGGTTGTAGACGAAGACGTCTTTGTGGATAGACCGGGCGAAGCGACCCATAGCGACGAGCGTCTCGCGGTGGGTGGCCTTGACGCTGTCGTCGTGGAAGTTAACGGAGAGCCCTAGGTTGATGGAGAAGTCGTTAGCGGCATCCTTCAAGGCATCAGCGAAGGCGATGCGTTTGATGTTAGCGCTGTAACGAGTCATCCCCTCGGCGAACGTATCCTTCCCGCTCCTGGCGTAACCAGAGAGGAGGACGATGGTCTGAGGGGTCTTCACCAGTCGGTCGGGGTTGGGATGGTCGACGCGGCAACGCCCTTGCCCTTGGGGAAGTTCATCTTGTATTTAAACTGCGGCTTACCCTGCCACTCGCCGTCGGGGGTCACTTCAACCTCGACCTCGAAGTGTACGTTAGTCGCTGGGCGGATGTAGTCGAGGAAGTCGGGGACGGAGAGGGAGGCCTTCGGCTCAGAGACGTACTTGCCGGAGATTTTGCCGACGAGCATGGCGAGCGACTTGCCGTACTTGGTGCCGTAGCTCTTGGAGAAGCACAGGCCTTCGGCGGTCTTGAAGAACAGGCGGGCGCCGACGCCATCGTCGTAGACCTTGACCTTGTCTTCTTTCGGGAGGGACATCTTCAGGACGTACTTGCCGGTCTTGTCGATGGTGGTGAGGGGTGGGCGGTCGTTTTGGTTTTCCATGGTGTGTTATTGGTTAGGCGAAGTTGATAGGGGGGAGAGCAGCCGAAGAGGTCGGGCGGGCGATGACGATGACCTCTGACGGGTAGGCGGGCCACTCGTTGAAGGACTTGCAAACCTCGTAGGCCTTGATGGCTGAGAGCATAAGGGCTTCGCCTTCCGCGATCAGGTCTTGGTGTAGCTCGAAGACGGCGGTCAGATACGGCGCCTCTTTCTCGACGACCAGGAGACGGAACCCCTTGGGGCGTACGCCGAAGTTAAGTTTGCAGAGGAGCAGATACCAAGCGGCCTGTAGTTTAAAGTCGTCTGACCAGATGAGTTGACGACCAAAGCCCTTTGGGGTGGCCTCTTCCATCGTCGTCTTGATGTCGTAGACGTACCCGTCCGCGGCGATCAGGTCTAGCGAGCCCTTGATAGGCACCATATAGTCAGCGGTAAGCATGACCTCGGTGGCGATGGGGACGATGTTGTAACGGCCCATGGCGATACGCAGGGCGTCTGAATAGGAGAGGGCGTTGTCGTACTCGTCAGCTTTGCAAGGCACGTCACCGGGCTGGAGGGTGGTCTTCCAATAGGCGTGGACCTCTTTGCCTTCCTTCGTGCGCTTGTCGGTGTCGGGCTCGGGCTTGAACTTAGCGAACTCGTCCTGAGCGAGGACGGCGGCGTGGGTCATGATGCCTTCACGGAGGGCCTTAGAGTCTTTGCGGGGGTTGGCCTTGTCGTGGGCGTACTTAGCCGGTGCCTTGAGGAGCAACTTGGCTGAGGTCTGGTTTAACGCGTCGATAGCGTCGTAGTCGGCTCGCGTCTTGCCAGCGAGTTTGGCTTGGATTTCTTCGGGGGTATACATGGCGTGTGGGGGTGAATGTTGGAATGAATTACAGCACCTCGTCGGGGTTGTCGACTAGGTTCTCGGCGTCGCTCAAAGTCTTGTCCATCTCTTCGGCCTTCTCGTGGAGGTTCTGGACGCTGACCAGGAGTGAGGCGAGGTCGGCACGGACGATGTTAAGGCGCTCACGCAGCTCGACCATGTCATTGATGTCCTCGATGCGGGCGGCGTCCGTGATCGCGAGGACGGAGAGAAGGCGGTCACCGTCGATACTAACGCGGTGGATGTCCGCTTGGGTGACGAACGCGGTCTGGTAGGCGGAGAGGCTACGGGCCTCGGTCTGGAGTCGGCGCAGGGCGGCGGCTAGGCGGTCTTGGGATGTCATCGTTTGGAGCGGAAGAGGGTGAGTTCGAAAACCTTGCCGTAGTTCACGGAGAAGAAGCGGACGTCGGACCGGGCAAGGGTGGGCAGGGTCTCGGCCTTCCAGCCGGCTAGGACCTTCTCTAGAGCCTTGTGAGACTTAGCCTGGAGTTCGACGAAGACGGAGCCGTCCAAGAGGATGAGCAGGGCAAAGGTGTTCTCGGGTTGGGCGGCGGCCTTGTAGACCGACGAGGGGATGACGAGCGACTTCATGCGGGGAAGAAGGAGCGGGCTGAGACCCATATCTTTTTAAGGTGGATGGACTGGCGCTTGATAACGTCGGCAGCCGATTGGCTTACCGCGTCGATGACGTAGGAGTTACCGTTCAGCTCGAAGGTCGCCCCGGCAAATGTCGG